CCGTCGGTGATGAGGATGCTTGGCGTGAACGTCGGCGCGGTTACACTGCCGTTCCAGCCCCAGACGGAATGCGGCCCCTTAACCGAGATGCGGTGTCCACATTCGCAGCCAGGGCAATGAAACGCGACATAATCGCCACTCGGATGAAGTTTGATGCCCATCGATCCCACTCCTACGTGAGCTGCCCGTTGCGCAAGAATCCGTGATACTTTCCAGCCTGGATAGATCCGGCGCCGGCGGCGCAGGTGACACCGGCCTTGTCGACAGTGATGTTAGGAGCGGTGCCATGCCGAATCCAGCAGCGGTGCGTGCGATCGTTCGGCATAGTGCAATTGCTGGCGCGTGAATCGATATTCCAGTCGCCGCCAGGCGTGGCCACCATCAGCGGCGGCTCGAACATATTCTCCCAATCAAGACCAAACTTCGGCTTTTCTCCAGGCGTGGTTGGGCGCATGTCGTACCAGGTTGCAAACCACATTGCGCCGACGCCGAATTCAGAGATTCGGCGCTTGACTTCGCCGGTGTCGACGCGTTTCCAGAAGCTCCCCGAGCCGATGGTCTGCGGCCGCAACAATCCGGTACCGGCCCCGCAATGCTCGCAGATCGCATCGAAAGGCTCCCAACGCGCAGAATCGTTCGCCGAGGCCTCGACCTCACCTTCCGTTCCCCGCATCACTTCCCGCGTCGCCGAATGTTGACCATCTTTCCACGGCGATTTGAGACACCCAGGCCACGATACAGAAGCCTCGACGATGTGAAGCCCGGTTGGTTCAACCATGAAGCATTTGTAAGGCATTCAGTCCTCCGGCTCGCTCTCAAGGAGCGGGTACCAGCAATGCTGGCGCGGAACGGGATAGATCGGAGCGGCTTCATCCAGCTCCACGCGAGTGACACAGAAGGTGCTGAGAACGCAGGCCACGATGGCCTTTTCCTTCGTAGAGAAGACGCCCTGCAGCTCGTGGGCTTTCGTCTCCCCCATCCATTGCTCGACGATCCAGACATAAACGATCTCCATCGCACACCGCTCCTTTCCTAATCCCTGTTCCCTAGGGCCTAGTCCCTGCCTCTTACACCCCACTCTGCGGATTCGGCACGTAAGGAAATCCGTAATAGTCTTCGTCGCCCAGGTTGATGGGCGCGGTGGTGGAAACATAAAAGGTGTCCACGCCGGGTGTCGGCGGCCAGGGCAGCGCGTTGTAAATCTCAAACTCGGAATGCCGGTTTCCATCGCCGTCGGTGAATGCGCCGTTCTGCCCGATCGCGGACCATGCGCCGGCCAGCGTTGCGCCGGTCCCCGACAGAAACACCATGTAGCCGCCGGCGAAGATGTTGCCCGAGTAGATCTTGCCCGCGCTCGGCGAGAGGCAGTCGGCGACGATGTAATCCTCGGTGGACCCGGTGAAGCACTGGAAGACCGGCACCGAAGTATCGCCGGCCGGCAAGGTGACCGCCGCGGTCGATGCCAGCGTATTGGTGGTTTCCACAACCGTGGACGGAACCTTCTGCGTAAGCACATCCATGTAGCTGCTCACATTGAAGGCGATCTTGCCGCGCTCCGGGGCCGCGGTGGTCACGCGGCCACCGAACCATTCCACACAGCCGATGGTATTGGCGTCGCCAGGCGTGGGCATCAGCGCGCGCCAGATCCGCACCGGCCAGTTGTCGTAGGTATGCAGCCGGGCGAGCTGGTAGGGCGATGCAGTGGCTGTGTTGACCGTGGATGCGTTGTTCGACGGCGACCAGGTGATGGAGAGCGTCTGCGTATCGGTGCCGATCTTGCATTGCACCTGGCCGCGCGTCACCACGGCGGGATGAAACAGGCCCATCGGCGACCAGATCACCGGCCCCTCGTGCGTCGTCATCCAGATAGAGCGTGGATCCTCGGGGCGGCCGATCAGGATCAGGTCGCGAAAAGTGAACTTGTTGCCGGCCATGAGCCAGGCCTGTGCGGCAACCGTGTTGTCCTGGCCGTTGCCGCCGATAACTTTGCGCATGGTTTTGCTCCGCAAAACAGGGACTAGGGACTAGGGAAAAGAAAAAGCTATTACGCCTCGGGCGGCGATGTTTCGAGGCGCTTGATTTCGGCGTCGAGATAGAAACGTGCTTTCCTCAGGTCCTCAAGAGGCTTGCCCTTGTGGCCGGAGCGGGCGATGTACTTGCCAACCTGCCAGAGCAGCGGGTTTGAGGGAAACCAATCCATGAGGACATCGATCACTTCGAACTTACCGAAGTTATAGTGTGCGGGATGGTTGACGGGATCCAAGGGTTCGCCTCCAGCGAAATAACGAACAGTGCGCCGTGAATAGTGGACGGGGATTGCGCCTCTACAGCGGCGAGGGCCGCGATTGCTCGATCTTGACGTACCCCTTGCCGTTCTGACTCTCGCTGCCGCCGATGGTCCAGTAGGCCTTGGCGAACTTTTCCATATCCTGCGAATCGGATTCAAAGTGGCAGCGGAAATAGAAGTTGAACTGCGCGGTGACCGGGGCCGCGGGCCGGGCGGCGCCCCAATTGAGATACATGCCCATGAACGAGCCGCCGGGAATTGCAAGACCCGGGCCATCGATCTGGTATTCGCCAGCGCCTGAGCCAACGCTGGCGAGCGCGCCGTTACAGTAGATCTCCGGCGTTGATCCGCCCGTCTCGGAGCTGGTGTTGAGGTCGGTGACATCTTCGTAGAACAAGCCGCCATAGGTGCGCTGCAGCGGCGAGTAATAGTTGACGCCGTCGGTGACCACCTGAAGCTGCGCAAGCGGGATGTTGGGCAGGCCGCCGACCATCGCGGGCCCGACGTAGTTGTCATCGGGATCGAGGAAAAGAAAGTCGCCGGCGCTGCCGGATTGAAAGAGAAAGAAATCGAGCAGCGTGCGCAGGTTGTCCACCGTGAAGACCACGGCGGAATCGACAACAGACAAGGCCGTGGGCTGATCGCGCAGGAAGTCGTAGATGAGCTGCCAGCTCCACACCGGGTTCACGGTCTGCGGCAGCGCCACGCGGTATTTGTTCGGCGACGTGGTGGTGAGCGTATCGAACGCGGCCTCGCGCAGGATGGGAAGCGTGAGGCCGGGAAGCGACGGGTAGACGAGCAGGGACATGTTTGCTCCGCAAAAACGCAGGGACTAGGGACTAGGGACCAGGGATTAGAGCGCGAGAACCCGGGCTTTTGACCGGCCCCCGATCTCCGAGCCCCGAGCACTGCTTCTACGCATGCAGTTTGCCGCTGCTCCATGCGTCCTGGATGATGCTGACCAGGTCATCGGCGTGCGCGCGCAGCGTCTGGCGCATGCCGTTACGGTCATAGGCGTTGACCTGACCGTTGTAGTGCAGGTGATTGTGGACCGTGCCGCCGCCGCCCCCGCCGTTGACCATGCTTTCAAAGTTCTCCGTCTGGCGCGGATCGAGCACTCGCTCCGGACGGCCAGAGAGGTTGACGGCCGCGCCCATGTGCTGCAACATGCCGCCGGTATCGAACGCCGCCGCGGGCATGAACGCCATGGTTGCGGAGAAGGCTGCTGCAGCCATGGCGGGCGCGGCCGGGGGGTCCGTAGCAGTGTAATAAGCCATGGTGTTCGCCGCGGCAACGCCGGCATCGCCGGTCACGGTGGCGGCGTTGGCCGCGGCCTGCGTGCTCTTCTGCGCCGCGATGCCCATGGCCGCCATGATCTTTTCCATCGCCCACTTCTCGGCCATGTGGAGCAGCCATTTGGCGACCCAATCGGCGAGCTGGATGATGAGATCGTTGAGCATTTTGGCGAAGACCTGACCCATATTCTTCGAGCCCTTGATCCAGTCGTTCATCACCGTGATCATGTCGTTATTGAGGACGTCGAAGGCCTTCTTCCAGTTTTTCTGGATCATCAGCGCGGCCTGCTGATGCATCTGCTGGATCTGGCGGGTGAACTCGCGGGTGTCCTGCTCTTCCTTTTTCAGGTCGGCTTGATACTGCTTGACGTTGCCCTGGTCAAGCATCTGAATAAAGCGCATCTGCTGCTGCCGGATCTGGTTTTCCTGCGTGGCGGCCTGGCGGAGCACGGCGAGCCGCTGCATGGCCGTCATGCGGCCCATCTCTACCTCAAAGTTGGCATTCTTTTCGACATCGACGTAGTCCTCGTGCGCGAGGCGGATCTTCTCTTCAGCCTGGTCGCGATAGGCCTCGGTCTCCTGCTTGATGGTGCTCTGCGTTTCCTTGAGCTGCTGCGCAAGACTGGCCATCAGTTCCGCATTAGCGGCCGATAGATCGGCGGACTGGGTCTGCGGAGTCATGGGTTGAGCGCCGGCGGCCGCGGCGCCCGCACCGGCAGCCGCGCCACGCGCCACACTTCCGGGCCCCGGCTTGCCATCTCCATCGTCGCCGCCGCCCAACGGGAGCTTTTCCGCATTCGGCAGCGGGGCGGCGAGCATATCGCGAACCGACTTCCACGAGGAGGCAATCTCGCCTGCGCCCTTCTTCACCGCGTCGACGCCATCGTTCATGACGTGCTGGATATCGTCCTTGAGCGCAACGATGTTGAAGGTTGCTACATCATAGAAGGCTTTTCCGAGCGCGAGGATCTCCGCACCAATCGCCTGCAACCCGCGCACGATCACGACGCCGATGGTGCGGAAAGTTGCGCCGACGGCGTCGAATGCCGCGCCAAGGTAATGCAGATTCTCGATGGCGAAGTTACCGAAGCGATGAAAGCCGGCGGTCAGGTCGGCCATGTTCCGGGTCCAGCGCCGCGATGCATCGACGGCTTCCTGCGTCGCCCCGGTGGCCTCGGCGGCAGCGCGGGCATTGTGCTCGAGCTCAGCGCCCTGTGCGGCGAGGATGGGAACGAGAGCGATGCCGCCGCGACCCATCAGCGCGACGGCGGCGGCATTCTTGATGCCCTGGTCGTGTGTCTCGGCCATCGCTTTGGCAACGCGATAGAGCATGGCTTCGGGATTCTGGAGCAGCGCGGGCAGCTCCGCCGATTTAATGCCGATGGAGTCGAACGCCGCAAGCACCGGCTTGCTGTGCTCCTCAGCCAATCCCATGGCGCGCACCAGGCGGGTGAGGCCGGTGCCAAAGATCTCAAAGTCTTCGCCGTTTTCGCGGGCGATCTGCTTGAGGCCCGCGAGGAGCGGGATGACGACGCCGGTCTTCTCGCTCAGGATGCCTAGCTCGACGTTGGCCTTGGCGGTTTCGTCGAGGAAATTAGCAGCGAAGCCGACGGCGATGCCCGCACCAAGCAGCTTGCCGAAACCGGCGAATCCGGAGATCAATCCCTCGCTGGTGAGCTTGCCGGTTTCGGCCGTCTCGACCAGCTTCTCCTGGATGGCGGTCAGCGATTCACGCACTTCCGCCGAGGCGCGTTGAAAACCAGCAATGATGAAGTTGGAGCTGAGAGCCGCTTCTTCGGCCGCCGCCGCGACCGCGGCGCTCTGCGCCTTACTGGCGGCGGCGGAGGCCGCCTGCTCGGCAGCCAGCTTCGTCTGCGCGGCAGCCAGAACCGCCATACTCTCCGCGGCTGGAATAGCGGCGTCGCGCGTGAGTGTGACAGCGCGGCGCACGTCCGCCTGCGCTGCGGCCACGGCGCGGCTGCTCTCGGCAACCTTCAACGATTCGGCGGTTACGGAGTCCGCGGCCGCTTTCACGTCGTCGCTGATGCCCTTCCAGGCTGCCTTGGTTTTGGCTCCGGCCTCGGTGACCGATACGGAGATGGCCTCCATGGAGGCCTTGACCATCTCCTGCGTTTCGCCAAGTCCGGCATCGACATTTGTCTTATCAAATGTTGCGCCAATCGAAACTACGCCGTCACCAGGCATGGTGTTTCTCCGCAAAACAGGGGCTAGGGATTAGGGATTAGAAAAGCCCCGCCAAGGCGGGGCTCTAGGAAAAACAAAAACAAACATCGACCGGCATTTTAGACCGCCGCCCCATCAGACCTTGATTCGATAAACACAAAGCACCAGGTTGATACTTCGGCCGCCCGGTGTCGTTTTCTTCTCGCGGACCATCGCTCCCCAGATGCGCCCCGCATCCATCTGAGGCCTGATCTCAGATGCCGCCCTGGGTTCCAGCGCGCCGAGCCTCTGGCCTGCGACGTTGGTTACCCAAATAGCATTAAGAGCTTCCTTATCCGGCGGAAGTTGCTCAAGACCTAGTAGATCGGAAATCACGCAAATAATACCGAAAGCGCTCACGGCAGCATTCTACTTCAGCAGCACAGGCCCCGGCTCGGGCCCCTGAGCAGCCCTTGCATCTGATTTCAGCACCGATTGTGCGTACTCGAAGAGCTGCCTGGTTTTCTCGCTCATCTTCTTCACGGGCACGCCGAGCACGCTGGCGATCTGCGGGATCTGCGAGACAGTCTGCGCTCCATCGTCCTGCGGGCGAGGAGCCGAAGCGCCGCGCGAATCGGCGTATCCCTTGATCCAGCGGGCAGCGAGCAACTCATGAACCGGCGGCGACTTGCTCCAATAAATGAGCAGGTCCTGCACATCGCAGTAGCTGCTTTTATCGATGATTTCAAACGTCCACCCGGTCGCAGTGACCAGCCGGCTATAGACCGCCGCCCAGTCGGGAGGGCTGCGCCGGGAGACTATTCCCCCTCCGCCACCGGCGTCATCCGGCTCGCGCCCTGGACGGCGGCGATGAGCTGCTTGAGCGTGTTTGAGTCAGACCATTCGTCGAGCTGCTCAAGGGTGAAGTCGGGATAGTTGCGGTTCACCGCCAAAAGAATAATCGGCGCGTAATGATCGAAGAGCTGAGGAAAGGTTGTGTCAGCGGGAAGCGTGGTGGTGAGCTTCTCGTAATTCAGTTTGAAATCGCGGGTGGAGAGCGACGGAACGTAGTAGTTCTGGCCGTTGAGGTAGACGGGGACGCCGAGGAACTTCAGTTTCTGTGACATAAGTTTTTCTCCGAAAAACAGGGGTTGAGAGACAGGGAACAAGGGAACGAGAGAGCAAAAGCGAGCCACTCGCTTCGCGCAGGATGACAATCGCTTACTGGTCGGGGCAAGCGGCTTTGTGCGCTTTATGCCAGGCGGCAATATCCGCCGACCAGAGCTCGCCGGCGACGCGTTGCGGCAGCTTGAACTGGATGCCCGTGGTTGCCGAGATGGCCGCCACCGTCACCTGCCAGGGCGCGAGGTCGCCTTTCGGGATATCCTGCTGCGGCATTTCAAAGGCCAGGACCTCGCCGGATTTGCGATCGACAACAATCTTGAAGAACGCCGCCGGTACAGCCACGCCATTGACTTTACCTTTTGGGTGGTTGGTGACCACCGGGCCGACGTAGACAAGCAGATCGCCGCGCTCAAGCGCCCAGGCGCGCACGGTCTCTTCCAGCCGCTCCCAACCCTCGCGGTTGAGGCCCTTGAGCTGCGGTGCGATGTTGACCATGCTGAAGCTGTCTTTCTCCGCATCGTCCGACCAGGCGTTATCCTGCGCCGGGGTCATGTGGCCCAGGTCGTAGCCGGATTTTTCATAAGACGCCGGGCTGGCGCTGTCGCCCTCTTTATGGAAGCCGCTGGCGCGCGGAACGCAGCCCAGAGTGTGCTTGCCGGTGAGCTCGTAGGCCACAAGGCGCGGAACCTTGAGTTCGGCGTCATAGAGCGAGATATAGGCAGCGTGGCAGATTTTCTCGGTACCGGCCACGGCGGGTACGGGGATGTTGGGGCACGCCTGCGCGAGACATTGCAACGGCACAGCCACGCAGAGGAATAGAAAAACGCGTGCGAACAATTTCATAGTCGACTCCAGTTCAGAATGACAGATTGCAGCGCGGAGCATCCCGGCAAAAGGATACTCCGCACTGTGCGAATGCTCTGGCGGTCTCGCGGCCTCCAGTCTCCTCAGGCAATCCAGCCCTGAAGCTTTTAGAGATCGGCTTCGATGTAGCCGAGCACGTTGGCGGCGTCGGCGGAGGCCTCGAAGCTGAAATCCGAGATCCAGTGATCTTCCTGCTTGGTGGGAATCGAGAAATCCCCGATGATCACCGCGTTGAGGGTGAGCGAGAAGAGCTTGCCCTTGTAGGTATTGAAGAGCACCATGGTCTGCTGCGGCGCCGAGCCGATGAGCTGGTTGGTCATCTCAAGGGTCAGGCCGTGCGTGGAATCGGGCCAGGTGTAGCTCAGCAGCACCGTCGCCGCGGTTTCAGAGGCGTTGAAGGCGAAGCTCGCATCCACAGGGCCGGTGGCGTTATACGGCGTGAACTTGTATTGCCCAATTGCGGGCGATCCGCTGGGGATCAGCGTCATCGGCTCGCC